CAAGCTCGAAGGGATAGGGAGATGTATGGTTCAAACGTTTTCAATTACCTACCTATTGAACCTGCCTCAGCTGGGAAGATTCAGCAAAGACACTTTGCAGTACTATTTGCACAAGCAGGTGTACCCGTTAAATTCTTCCGTGTAGGAACTACAAAATCAAAATTAGACAGGTTCTTACCCTTCTCTTCTGTAGCTGAAAATGGGCTAGTCTATGTGGTAGAGGGAGATTGGAATGATGAGTACTTTCACTGCCTAGAAGCATTCACGGGTGCAAGAAACAAAGTCCACGATGACATTTTAGATAGCCAGTCTGATGGGCACAATATAATAGCAGTATCTAAGGAGCTTCCAAAGATTAAAGGAAGTTTACTAAGGATGCGATAAGACTTATAGGATAGAGGTGTATGGTTTATGGCTATTAGTAAAAATAAAGCTGTGAAGAAGAATAGTCAATTACCAAAAGAATTAGGATTAAGGGTAACTCAATCCTCTATCTATGACTATGATTACTTCCTTTTTGATAAAGATAGAGATTTAACTTTTCCTTATAGTGTTAAAACCTATGAGGAGATGACCAAGGATGCTATTTTAGCAGCTGCTTTGACAGCAGTAAAAACGATTGCTGTGAGAGTCCCAAGGTACATTGAGCCTTATAGTGAATCTCCGAAACACGTTAAGCAAGCCCAATTCTTAGAAGAGTGTTTAGGTGTCGGTAAAGATACTAATGACATGACACACTCTTTTGATGACTTCCTACGAGAAGCTTTGACTTTTGATACTTACGGATTCTCTACACATGAGAAGGTCTTTAGACTGAGACGTTCTAAGCATGGTAGTAAGTTTGATGATGGAAAGGTCGGAATAAAACGACTTCCTATCAGACCTCAGAGTACTATCGAGAGGTTCGAGTACGACAAAGAAGGTAGGGAGATGATAGGGGTTGTTCAGAAGCAATCTAAACCTCGTACATCTGCTTTACAAAGTTTGAATCAGGCTGTTAAGTTTAATGGTGAAGTATTCATCCCTAAGGATAGTATTTTACATTTCACTTCTGGCGGAGGTAATGGTAAGGCTGAAGGAGTTTCGCCCTTATCTTTTGTCAATAAGACTTGGAGAGATTATCAGAGGTTTAAAGACCTCGAGGGTATCGCAGCAAGTAAGAACTTGAATGGCTTGCCAGTAATATGGATGCCAAGCGAGTATATGACTGATGACCCGAATGACCCTTACTCACAAGTGTTTACGGAGCTTCGAGACGGTGTATCTAAGATTGCTATTGGTGAACAATCTTCTTTAGTACTTCCCTCAGATAGAGAAGATGCTACAGGACAAGGTGGAAAGCTATTCGACTTCACTCTTATGTCTGCATCATCTTCTAACATTACGGCGATTACGGCTATTATTGAAAGGTTGAAGAAAGAGATGTTGCTATGCTTGTTTGCCAGTGAGCTTCAAGATGTAGTAGATAGCACCAAGACCTCTATGCTGAATATCTTGGTTGAGAATAGAATCAAAGAGATTTTCACTGTTCTTAACAACGATTTAATACCACACTTGTTCAGGCTTAATGGCTGGGATGATACAAAAACTCCACTAATCAAATACGGTAAGTTGAGAGAGATTCCATTCGAAGCATTCGCTAAAGCTATGCAACAAACTAAAGCTACTAAGCTTATTCCAATGACAGCTAAAAACGTTAACTATATCTCAGAAGAGCTAGGATTGCCAGATAGGGTAGACCTAGGAATATCTCGTGAAGATTTAGACGACTTACTGGGTGTCGAGAAAGAGGATGAAAGTAAGTCTGGCGCAGGATTCCAATCACCTACTGGTGTCGGAACATCTAAAGAACAACCAGAGGAAGATACTTCAGCTTCGAATAGGTCAAACAAATAATAAGAGGAATATATGGCTAGAGGACAAGCAATAGGTGCAATGGTGTTTAATAGACCCCAACTGATTGCACTAGACCAACTACAACCAATCATCAATTACCTTAGTGCCCCAGACAGAGCGACTACTCTTCAACTTAATGACAGCGAGGAAGAAACTCAAGTTCTTAAGTTGGAGGACTTTTCTGAAAGGGAACAGTACGAGAGGTATAGATTAGGTAGGTTGGGAATTAATCCAGACACGATGGTTGGTACTTTAAACGTCTCAGGTTCACTCATGTACCGCAAAGGTAGTATGGGTGCTAACTGTAGAGAATTAACCTCCTACGAAGGTCTGAAGCAGCAAACTCAGTCTATGATTAATGAGGGTGTTGAGTCAATCGTTATGATGGTCGATTCTGGTGGCGGAATGGCATACGGAATGTTCGCAGCAGCAGAGCACATAAAGAAAATCACTAAAGAAGCTGGTGTTAAAACTACTGCTTATGTTGATGGGGTTTCATACTCAGCAGCTTACGGATTGTCTGTATTGGCTGATGAAGTTGTCGCAAACCCACAAGCTAGTGTTGGCTCTGTCGGTGTTGTGGTAGCTTTATACAACGATTCCAAAATGCTAGAAAAGGCTGGGGTAACTAGGCAGTTTGTATTTGCAGGGGAAAATAAGATTCCTTTCGATAATGCTACTGGAGAGTTCACTGACAAGTTCTTAGAGGATTTACAGAAATCTGTCAATAAGACTTATACATCTTTCACTAAACATATCTCAAGCAATAGAGGTATTAGTGAACAGGCAGTTATCGATACACAAGCTAGTGTGTATGATGCTGAAGAGGCTTTGGACTTAGGGTTGGTTGATAAAATCATGAGTCTAGAGGATTTTGAGGTTGAATACGGGTTGAAATTACCTGCAAACAACACCTCAGGTTCAATGGGAAAAATGGCTGATGGTAGCCAACACGATAAAGAGGTCACGATGAGTGTTAAAGATAAAAACGCAGTTGTAGAAAATCCAGATGAGTTGTTATCTAACGCTCATGTAAACGAAAACGAAACAGGTACTGAAGATATGTCTCAAGACTTAAAAGTCCAGATGTCAGAAATGCAAACCAAGTATGAGGAACTTACTACAAACTACAAGGATGTCGTTGAAAAACTTGCAACATCTGAAGGGCGTATTAAGGAACTTGAACTAGAGAAAGCTGAAACAGCTTTAACTCAAAAAACCCAAGCTCGTCAAATGAAACTAGAAGAAGCCTTAGGCAAAGACAATGAGAGTGTTGCTGTATTACTAGCAAGTACTGCCATCCTTGCTGATGCTGATTTTGATAACGTTGTAATGGGGTTAGGCTCTAGCCAAGAAGATGTTCAGAAGAATCTAGCTGAACTTGGTGGAGAAGGTCAAGAGTCTAGTGTTCAACTAGATTTGTCACAACAACTTAAACAAATGGCTGCATCGATGAATGGTCGAAAAGCTCAATAAGAAAAAATAGAGGATAAAAAATATGGCAGTTATTACTACTTTCAATAACACTCAGGTTGTTCCTTCAGATGTATTTGGATGGGAAGTTAACACTGATGTCGGTTATGGTCGTGAATCTTTCACAATTACCGTAGCTCCAGCAGACGTAGTTCGTGTAGGTACAATCCTAGAAGTTGACTACGCAGCTAAAACAGCTACTCCTATTGCAGCCCCTGCTGATGCAGCAGCTGTAGAAGCTCTAGGTGATTTAGTGGTTTTCGTAGGTCGTGACTTACCTACTAACCCAGAAACTTCACAAGACTTCGATAGTCTATCAATGACTGAAGATGGCGTAGGTGTCGGTATCACTCGTGGTGATGGTCGTGGTGTCCTGAAGAAAGGTTACTTGGATTGTGCAGGTACTCAGTTCTATAAACTAGCAGAAGATGCTCAAAAAGCTCTTACAGCTAAGTTCACTACCGAAAACCGATTCAAGGTTCTTGACCAACAATACACTCCAAAAGCATAAGGTAAAATAAAAATATGGCTACAATCAGAAACCCAATCAATGAACGTACTATCATCGACTTGTCTCCTGCATTAGAGGAAATCAATCCTCAGTTCGGGCGCATTGCAGATAGTGGTTTGTTTGAAGAAGAAGGCATTACCGCCAACGTCAGCATGTACCGTGTGATTGACCAAGGCGCAACCAAGATGACCAAACTGACATCTCGTGTAGAACGTGATGCAATGGCTCTTGATAAGTCACAAGAAAAAGTTATCACAATGGGTTCTATCACTCTTAAAGAGACTGGTGGTGTTCACGTTGAGGACTTAATCGGTGTGACTAATGGAGTCTTTGAAGAAGCTTCTCCATCGTTCCAAGCTGCTACAATCAAAGAGCTTACTCGTATGGCTAACGTAGGCGCTGCTAACCGTGAGTACTTACTTGCTACTGCTACTCAAGGACAGGTTCGTGACCCTTGGGATAGTACAGTTAAGATTGACCAATTCGCTAACACTGGCACTACTCAAACTACTGCTACAATTGATGCCAATCCAGCTAACAGTATCATGGAAAGCTTGAATGCTCTTGCTAACCAGATTTCTGAGCTTAACGGATACAACGGTAACGTTGGTACTATCGAAGTAGTTGTCGGTGAACAGGCGTTCAGTGATATTGTATCTCACCCAGACTTCGCTGCTCTATACCAGTTAGCGTTTACAGGTATGGGACAAGCTGCTATCAACCAGCCATTCTTAAATGGTTCAGTTGGTAATCCAGTCCGTACTCAGTATGGATACCGTAGAGAGTTCCGTTGGGATAACTTCCTATTCGTAACCTATCCACAGAAGTTCATTCGTTGGAACGGTGAAGCGGTTGATATCATCGAGACTAACAAAGGTTGGACTATTGTAGAAGTGCAAGGTCTATACCAAGTTAAGTACTGCCCAGCTCCATATGTAAGTACCTTCCAGAATGCTGGTACTCGTTGGACAGCACGTAGTACTGGTATCATTGATGATACTCACGCAGATATCACTTTAGAGACACACATGATTCCATTCATGAAGCGTCCTGAAATGGCTATCGATATTACTGTAACTAAGTAGTATCTAATCAAGAAGTAAAGATGTTAAGTGTATTGGGGCAAAAGCCCCTTTACATTTTTTAGTGTTTTTAAAGTAAGAAATATAAGAATATTAAAAAATGTATTTTCTACAATGCAGAAATAATGCAGGATTATCGAGGAATTAAAAATGGCAGAGCCAATTGATTTTGACCCTACTAACAACCCTATTCATGCACTAAGGTTGGAGTATGGGGATGTTGATGAGTATGACTATATCCTCAGTGATGAGAGCTATCAATACTACATCAATATGTACCCACTATCGCCTAAGATGGTCAGTAAGAGTGTTGGTAATGCTATCCTAGCTAGGTTTGCTAGAGAGGGCTACAGACAGCGTGTGGGACAAGAAGAGGCGTATCTAGGTGAGAGGTATAAGAACTACCTAGATTGGATTAAGCAGAAACTAACCAACCCATCTCTATCAGGAAGAATTCCAAGTGTGTATGTAGGGGGAGTTTTTTTAGATTATGTAGAGTTTTTTGACAACCATCCAAATATGGTATCTTCACAATTCTTTAGAGGTCAGCAAGAGGGTACGAGAACCTACTTGGAAGGTAAAAGGAATGTTCGAAGAATCATTAAGTAGGTAGAATGCTCACTGTAGATTTTAAAATAACCTCTGACCTAGCTGGCTTGAAAAAGTTAGAGAAAAACTGTAGGACGATGAACAAGCGTCATATAAGATTCGGTTGGTATGAGGGTAAGAAATATCCAGCATCGCACCCAAATGCAGGTATATCTATTGCCCAAGTTGCATACTGGCAAGAATATGGTGTTGGTGGGAATAAACCTATACCATCCAGACCCTACTTCAGGCAAGCGAAAAACATGGTTAGGAGGGGGCACTACAATCAGATTAAGAAGGTATTCCTAACAGGACTACACGGTAATGATGTAGATGTAGTACTAAATGCTCTATCAGAATCTATTGTTGCTGATTACAAGAAGTCTGTGGCTATGCAAAACTACAAGAAACTTAGTGATTATACTGTTACTCTAAAAGGGCATAGCTATCAGATGCTGGACAGTGGGGTTATGATAAATAACTTTAAAGCTAGAGTTTATAAACAAAAACAAGAACATATTAAGGACTCTTAATGGCATCTATTACAAACTTAGGTAAGAGACCTCATAAGGTTCTTAGGCAGATATCCGAAGGTGGGTATGTTGATGGAGAGCCTGTACAAGGAGTGAGGGAGGAGATTACCGTTATGGCTAATATTCAGCCTAGTACGTACTCTTACAGAACTCAACTTCTACCTTCAGGGGATAGGGACAAAGAAGCTCTATCCATATTTAGTAATGACTGGTTACATACCTCTAGAACAGGGGATAATATAAAGTGTGACTTAGTTATCTATCGAGGCGCTCTTTGGGAGGTTGTCGTTGCTAAGCCATATGGAAACTTTGGACAGCACTGTGAAGCTATGGCTATAAAATTAGACGACTCCGATACTGGGGAATATAAAATATCAGGGCAGATAGGGATTATTAGATAATGAAAATTGAAAAGTGCCTAATCCAAGCTCTAAAGAATGTTGAGATGCCCCAAACTATATTACCTATACTGGCAGACAGAGACGGGGTTGAACCAAAAGCGCCCTACCTCATAATTCAAATTATCACCACAACAAGTGTAGGAACTCCTAGGAAGACAGTAAACCACATTGAAGATGATGTCGTAGAGACAGTGTTCCAGTTAAAAGAGTTTGATATTGCACTAACTCTGCATACTGATACTAGTGGTGTGGAATTAGATTGGTTTGAGTACTTTCACTCTGGAATATTTAGTGATATGGTCGATTGGTCTTTCTCTCAACAAGGTATTGGTATTTTAAGTGCAGATAACATTATGTACCAATCAAGCCCTGTAGATGGAAAGAGTTATAAGAGAGCTATTCTCAATATGACAATTTCTGCCGAAGTGACAAACGAGTACAAAGTGTTTGCTATGAACGGTACAGATATTGTAGGTAAAGGTTTTGACGGTTATGATGAAACTGTTGGGGGAGTGAATGTTAATGTTGACTTCTATAAATAGAATTAATATTGTATAGGAAAGAATAATGGCAGAAGTTAAGATAACGGATTTACCTGCAATCACACTGGACAGCTTCACGAATAATGATAGTTTTATCATCATCGATGATGGGAGGGCTAGGAGATTAACGAGGTCAGTATTTTTTGAGTGGGTTTCTGAGAACGTCAGAGGTGAAAAGGGCGACCAAGGTGTAGCTGGTAGGGATGGGGCTAGAGGTATAAACGGTATTAATGGTAGGGACGGAACTGACGGTTTCAGTGCATACCAAATAGCTGTGCAAAACGGATTTGTCGGAAGTAACTCAGAATGGCTTGACTCTCTAAAAGGCGCTGCCGCTGCTAAAGGCGAAGATGGAGACCGTGGATGGACTCCTGTTTTCAAAACGGAGAGTTTTGATGGTGGCTCTTACTTAAGGGTAATTGACTGGGTTGGGGGCGAGGGGGACAAGCCAACGTTACTTGGTTTTGTTAGTGACTCTGGGATAGTTGATAACATAGCTGTTGCTAGTAACCTCAAGGGTGAAAGAGGATTGCAGGGCGAAAGAGGAGAGAAGGGGGACAAAGGTGATACTGGAGACATCGGAGTTGAAGGTGTCCAAGGTGAGCAAGGTCTATCCGCTTACGAAATAGCAGTCCTCAATGGCTTTGAGGGAACTAGAGAAGAGTGGCTAGTCTCTCTGAATCCAGCAGAAGTATCTAAAGACCCAAACAAT